TTATAGGTCATAGCTTTTGCAGGATTAGTTGCAAGCAGTCCTGTAGGCGTTCCTAAAAGAATTACCGTAAACAAGTCTTCATTAACAGAAAACATTTGTCCTACGCCAAATACGGTTCCTGGAACTGTGCCTGAAAGTATACCTGTACCATCAACGGTTCCTAATCGATATCGAAGTCGTGAACTTGTTTGAGATTGTCCAATTAAAATAGATCCCATTCTTCTTCGTAGTCTTCCACGCCAAACATACGCATTTTCTAAATTGTCAAAAGCGTTGTCAGCCAGCAGCCATGGCTGGACATCCGTCTCTAATCCTGAATTATTATCAGTGTAACCTATAAGAAATCTATCTATAGCCATATTATTCCTTTATGGTAATTGTATTGAGCCAATAAACATCCAATACACGGAAGGACCATTAACCTGGCTACCAGATGTATTTTGAGTAAGTCTAAATGTAGTGCCACTTGCACTTCCAGTCATAAGATACATCAGTTGTGATGATGAAAATGAACCTATAGGTGTATATAATCCATATGCATTACTTGTACTTATTCCAGCAGGTAATGTTACATCATTTTGTGATGTGCCCCCAACGTTTAATCCATCAGCTCTTCCCCATATAATTCCCACATTTGAATCAGTAAGTATTGCATAGCCATTTTGAGCAAGTAAACTATAGTTAGATAATGAATTATTATTAGTTAACTGTATGACATCACCATTATTAGGATAACGATAAAATATTTCAGCAGCATTTGTTCCACCTGGTGTTTCTTTGCAATAAATAGCCATTTCAACAGGCCCAGTATTAGGATCTGTTACCTGAAAAGGAAATGAAGTGAAGTTATGTTTGCCATAATCTGTTGAATTAGTAAATCCTACGTGATTAACATTGACAAACTCACTTATAGCTTGAAAATTATTAAGTATAGGTTGCTGAGTTGCACGTATATATTGCGATGATTGTGGAACATTAGCACTATAAGTAAATATTGGACTTGGCATTATACTCCTATAACCATCCAGTTTGCTGACCAACCAGAAGATTTTGGTTGGTTATAAATAGTAAATTTTGTAGTATCGACGACTGAAGATGAATAAAATCCAAATGAATCAGAAGAACCAGCTGGATTACCATTGCCATTCATTATTTGAATATTAAATGGTGTTTGACTAAATGTAGGTATGTCATTAGCAATAGGAAATTTTGCTGTTATTGTACTTCCATTTCCTACACCTGTATACGCTGTTGATATAGTTCCAAATAACATAAAACCTCCACCAGGAAAATATTGCCAAAATCCTGCACCATATTGATATCCGTCTGGATTATATCCAGCAAGATAAGTGCCACCAGGAACATCAGAATTTAACTGCCCATTTGAACCTGTTAATTGTATAATAGCCCCATTATTTGGATAACGAGCAAATAGCTCTAATTTACCTGTAGTTAAAGATAACATGGTAAACATAGCCATTTCAGTAGTATTTGTTGTAGGCGGTACAGTTTGTTGTACATAATTTATAAAAGTATGTTTGCCAAAATCATCAAGTGTATTAAAGGGTACATGATTAATATTAATTAGATCGTATATATATTGAAAGTTGCCTTGAATACCATTAGTCGTTTGATTAATTTGTTGCTGTCCTTGCGGTATATCGGGTATATAAGTTGCCATATTAAAATCCAAAAGCTACAAAAGACCAAAAATTATTTGAAGATATATTAGGTGTATATCCTGTTTGAGTTGTATTGTAAGCACCACGTCTTGTATAAGGAGAATATCCTCCTGAAATTTGAGAAATTCCAACTATAGGAGATTTTTTAAATGGAGGATTAGTTGAACCTCCAATCGACGCAAGAAATGTTGTTGGATTTGCATTGCTTCCATTAACTTGTGCTCGACAAATTACAAATCCAGATTGCATAACAATTGTATTAGATATACCAGAATCAGGAGCTAATTCAGAAGTTTGATTTGTAATCTCACTTGTTGTTGTTCCATCTGGATATTCATAATATAGACCATATCCATACGTATCAGTTGTGGTAGAACAATATAAAGCGCCATCTGTTGGTGTAACCGGTGGTAATTCTGATCTACTTGGTAATGTGCAATAAGTATGTTTACCAAAATTTTCTGTATTAAACGCTCCATGATTGACAGCAAGTAACTCTGCTATTGCCTGAAAGTTACTTAATATAGGCGCTTGTGTATTATTAAATGGCGTTGCGCCTTGTGGTACGGTCGGATAATATGTATAAATTGGGGCTGCCATACTAACTCCTTTTAATAGTTATTCCAGCCATTACCATTATTATTACCATTGCCATTGCCATTAAGACTTTGTGTGTATATAGTCGATGATCTCTGGCTTGTTTGCTGCTTTATAGTTCTTCTACCAACAAGTATTTCCTGTTCTTTGAGTGAAGGCATAATAAGAGCAAGCGATTCATAGTCTAAACGATCTTCAAATATTTTTTTTGCGGCATTATATGCCACCACTTGCCACCACTCATTTAGCTTTAAATTCTGATTTTTACTCAGTAACTCAGTTGGTTGTGTAAAAACTTCCATCTCGATTTTATATGGTTGATCTGGCACAGGACGAACGGTAAACTCACCATCAAAGAATAATATTGAAATAGGACGCGCAATGCTTTGTTGTATGGTCTGACTATTAATCGTGACACCTGCAGCAGGAGCAGCTATAAATGATACGTAATATTCACCAGTTCTATAATTTATAAAGTTTGTTGTAGGAAATGCTGATTGATCAGTATAAGGAGCACTTAAAGTTATAACTGGATAACCATTAAGATTAGTTATTGGGTCAAACGGTAAGTCATTATATTGCAATGGATTATAAAGCGAACCGTAGATAGTTGGCAGTCCTGTTGTAGCATCCAAAATTGGTGTATCTTGCATTGCAAGACCATTACCATTACTATCGACTGAACTAAACATAACATTGTTTTTAAGCAAACATATTTGCTGTGTAAGATTGTTAGGTATATATGCTTGGTTAGTATTGATAAGCCCAAAGAAGTAGTTAGTAGTGCCATCGCCAGTTTGCCCAATATTAGCAATACTGTTCGTTAAAGGAAATTGTCCAAAGAACTGTTCACGAGATTCATAATATTGGGATTGAAAACCAGCTATATAAACAGGTTTGTCAGTAATAATATATTTATTCGTAAAGTCATAAAGTGGACTACTAATATTCGTAGTTGAATAGACATCAACAAAGGGCGATGTGTAAAAGCTATAGGTAGTTCGTAGATTGAATAAAGCTAATGTTTCAGGAAAATCATATAATAAATAGGTATTTATATACTGATTTAATACTGCATCAGACATAGTAGCTTGTGTAAGAGATCCTGTTAATATTCTTACTTTTTCTTGTATTGTACGTAATGATGCATTTGCCATTACTATCTCCTTTAATTAATATGGCAATACGTTTTGGACTGCCGCTAATAATGTACTATTAATTTCACCAATAGGAACTGCTTGGCAGTATTGTAGATTATCAGGGCTTGTTGTTGGCGTACTATAAATGCCATCATTTCTTGTATCAAGATTAATAGTAAATGTTGTAGGACTTGTAACGATGATATTGCTATATTTTTTGTTTAAGTTAACAATGCCATATCCTAGAGGGATAATAAGTCGTACAATCATACCGGTAATATAACCATGATCGAACATTGTTGTAACAAGTGCTGGATAATCATTGGTTATATTAGAAATAATCCGCATGGAAGGTTTAAAAACTGGATATGGAGTTTCTAAGATAGGCATCGTTAATCCTTTTATCCTTCAATAGCCAAGTTAGAAGTATTTAATATTTGTTGGCCACCACGTACATTTTCTTCTAAGTCCATATATTCTAAACTTTGAAATGCACAGCGTTTAATTTTTTGAGCAATATTACTTACTGGTTTTCCATGTTCATCAATTGTATAGCCGTGTACTTGATACCAAATATTATTGTTAATATGTTTAGCAACACCAAGTGGAATCGTATAAATTTTATTATCTTCCATCTCGTATTTGCCAATCTCTTCATTCTTATATTTTCTATAACTGAATGCCATCTTTCCACCTGGGCATTCAAAGTATTTAAATAGCCCTTTTACTTTTTCAGCATCTTTTGCTTGCTGATATTCCATATTTTTTTGAGCTATTTCATGTGGTGTCATTGGTTTTACAATAGGTGTGATGCTTTTTTTGACAGGAGATTCTACTTTTTCTGGCATTGCAACTTGTTCTTCAATCATATTTTTATACCTTTTTTATTATGAAAACTATAATTATACCTGGACGTCCAAATGGACGTCCAGATTACTAAAAACCTTTTATATCAACAACTTTTTAATTATTGTCGACACTAAATGAAACACCAGCTTTCCAGTAAATAAGATCACCAGCAGAACCAGCAGGTTCACTTGCACCAGCTTTTAACAACATACCGATTTGTGCAGTATTAAGTGTTGCATCTGCAAGAATATTAACACCTTGTGCCACAGCATATGGTGTATTTTCACCAAATGGTGTAATAGCTGCAGGTGTAAATGCTCCTGTTGCTGTAACAGGAAAATCAAATGTCCCTAATGCTGAAGAATTGAAACTAACAGTAAATTCTAAATTACTTGTAACTTCAATAATAGTAGTTTGCACATTATTAGCTGCAACCCAATTACCATATAAATCATCAGAAATATTTAATCTAATCTGTTGTCCAACTGTTAATCCATGAGGAATTGTAGTTAGAATAGATGTTGTATTATCTATTGGCGCCATAATAGAAATAACTCTATTGCGTGGATAAAATATTGGATCATAATTAATAACACTCCAACCACCAGTTGTACCAGCTGTTGTTAATTGTGGCGCAGAAAGAAGTTCAAATGTTGTATTAGTTAATGAAGAAGGCCCGACAATAAAATCAATTCCATTTAATGCTTGAGCACCACCAAGACAGTTAGATAGTCTAACAATCTGTCCTGCTACCAAACCATTAACACCTGTATTAGTTACAACAGGAGTTATTGCAGTTGAAATAGCAGTAATAGTATTTGTAACAACACCTGAAGTTTGTGCAGAAGTATCAACTAAGGTATAGCCACCATCAGTTGAATAAAATTCTACACATGCAGTTGACGCAGCAACGTACAAATTAAAACTTCCTGAATTATCAGGCATACCAATCTGCCATGAAGAAGATAAAGCATCTAAATTTGCAGGAGTTGCTTGTGATGTAACGTTTTTCGTTTCCATCCATTCCACACCACCGCGTAAAGGAATAAATTGATTGCTTCCTGTAGAAACAAAACTACCTTGTAAAATAGTTGTATCTGTTGACATATTGCTCCTTTCTTATGCTCGTGTGCAGCGTAAATTTAATACCCATAAATCGTTTAAGATTCGAGGACATTCTGCAAATTTAAAACCTACTGTAGAGTTTAATGCTAATGGACCATCATACATTGGAGGCCGATAAATAAACGAAGCACTATAACCATCTTGTTCAATACATGCATATCCTTGCATACCAGTAACAAAAATATTAAAAACATTTTTGCTTAATGCTGATGCACCATATGTTATAGAACCAATAGATGATATAAGGAATCTTAAGTTACCCACTGCTCCCCATTCACTATCAAGTGCATTCATAGGAGATGGATATTGGTTTTTTTGTACAAAACCATTAACACTATCTAATGAAGTTGTTAACTGTGTACTACATAAAGCAAAATAAGCTGAGCGTATTGGAGCGGTCCCAAATTTATCGGCCCCTTCAATGTTATCCATAATTGTATAAGCATTATTACTTAAAAGATCTTGGACAACATCACTGATATCAGCTTTTGTTATTTCAGTAGGATTATCACCATTAAATCCATTAACACAGTTAACAAATGATGCTGTTGAAGCAAGCATATCACGTGTTAATTGATCTTCTGTTTGTCTGCTTTCTGTTACTTTCGGCATAAAGCCTACTGACCATTTCTGGCGGGGAGTCTTGTTATTCCTCCCTCCTAATCTTTCGAAAAGGGTCGGACTATCGCATAGATTAGTAATATTACTAATCTCCAAACCGCTTAGTCTCTGCGGGTCTTGACTATTCTTCAGTTTGACTGTATAATTGACAATATGAAGAATATAAAAAACTTGTTTGCTTATGTAGCTGGATATATTGATGGTGATGGATGCTTTTACCTTGGTAAATTCATTCAAAAACCAAAAGATATTATTGTATATGAATATTCCATACAAATAGTTTCTGTTAAAGAACCAGTATTGAGAGAATTTAAATCTCAATTTGGTGGTGCTATAAGAATTAAACCTTTTAAAGAAAAGCATAAAGATGCTTTTTGTTGGACTATCAAAAATGATAATTCTATCCAACTTGCTGAATCCATTAAAGAATTCTTGGTAGAAAAGATTTATCAATGTGATTTGTTTATTCAATTTTCCAAGCTTATTACGCATAACAAATTTAGAACCATTGGCATAGATCTTATTAATAAAAGAGAAGAAATTATTGAAAATATTAGGAAGGAAAAACATATGTCTAATCTTATAACCAAAGAAGAAATAGAAATTGCTAAAAAAGATACTCTCACTATAACTCCTAGTGAAATAGACTTTTCTTATCTTGCTGGTCTTTTGGATTCTGAAGGATGTTTTAGAGTTAGAAAGTGGAAACCTAAAAACAAACCTAATCATGTTTATTGCATTGGAATAGAAATTGGAAATACTAAACTTCCTATTATTCCTTGGCTCATAAAAAGATTCGGTGGAGGAGTTACTTTTATTGAGGCTAAAGGCAATAAAAAAGCATCTGCTACTTGGAATTTGTCTTCTAGGGCACTTTATAAAATTCTTCCTAAAATTCGTCCTTATCTTAGAACTAAAAAAGAAATATGTGATAAACTTATCGAATTTCAAGAAACTATTATTTCCAATGGAGGAGATAGAAACTCTATACTTTTCAAAGCAATGTTCAAAAAGAGACAGGAAGTCAGAGAAAGAATAGTTCAAGAAGTTCATAACTTTAATCATAAAGGTTCCATTTAATCAAGTTCCCTCTGGTTGCCTTATGCAAATATTGCACTTAGGTGTTCCAAGGTATTCAGGTTCGGTTTTAATTCCCCCATGACGTTAAGGGAAACACCAAGTCTTGCAGCGCATTCATTCAAAACAGGGTCTTGAACCTGTAATGTAACCTGTTCGTTAATCTTTACGAAGGTTCCGTAAAATGACATAGTTGCATCGATATCAATTGCTGTAAGTTCTTGTCCTGGAGGAGTAATACCAGAATTTCCTAATGGTACCATAGCTGTCTGTAATGCATTGAATCTACGCATACGTAATGTTTTACCACCATTTCTTGGCATTTTTTTAAGTACTGCCGGAATCTTATGGATCATAGTAGGAGTGGGAACACTCAAAAGCCCATAGTCAAAGCTTTGTTGAACCGCAGGAGCTAAAACACTAGTCGTTGTATTAGACATAGTTTTCCTTGGAACGAGATTGTTATATTTGTAATACGTACTATGAGGTAACGACTCTCTTACGTTGAATTGAGGTAACGACTCTCTTACGTTGAAATGAGCTGACGAGACTCTTACGTCGATGGCATTATATAACAGTTATAGTATGCAATTCAAGTTATTTATATGCATCAAATATATCAGTATATTCTTCGTATTTTGCTTCGTATAAAGAATATCGAACTAATGCTCTTAAGACATATTTTGTTAATGTTATATTTCTTTGTTTAGATATTTTTATTAATGTTTCATGTATTTTGTTGGGAACATCAATAGATAATCTTTTTCGTCCTGGTCTTTGCGCCATAATCACTCCTTTTAAAATGTAATGTGTACACAAATATATAAATAAAATGCTAATTACTCCTACTTTTTTAGTAATGTTTGTCTTATTTATATAGATAGGAAACTTATGGCAAATCTACGTGGCAACAATAACATCGTTTATGGTTTAAATTCTCCATTAGCTACATTACCTGCACCAAGTTTTATAGCAAAAAAACCACCTACTTCATCAGATGTTGCTGAACCAGGAACGGTATGGATTTATGTACAACCAGGTCAACAACCACAAATCTATATTTATTCTACTGATGGATGGGCACAATTATCTATAGATGGTGGTAGTGCAGAATTTGATTCTCTTGCAGTTAATAATGGAACAACAACATTAAAAGGTAGTCTTTTTGTTGAAGATGCAGATGATGATGTATCTGAAACAATTTTTAATAGTTGGGGATTTAGAGTCCAGAACGCAACCACGGTACATATTAATGGACAAAATATTACTATAGGAGGAGTTTCACCAGTAACTATAGGTGGCTCTATTATAACAAATCCTAAAACTACTAAACAAATTAATGATGTTTTCCCAACAACTGTAACTGTTGGAACAACTGTTCTGATAAATGGTAGTGGCACTGCAACAAACGTTATTGCTAATATTTCAATAACTATTGATTCTGCAACGTCTGGAGTAATTAATATTGGAGTATCACATTTATCGCCTCCAATTGTTTATCCTGTAATTGCACCTTTTACTACAGCAACTCCTACAGTGATGAATTTTGCTATTTCTATTCCATATTCGCGTTATTTGTTAATAACTACAACAGGAACCATAAGTATTAGCAATATAACCATGTTTTATTCTGGAATGTAGGAGAAAGTTATGGCAAATATACGTGGCAACAATAACATCGTTTATGGATTAAATAGTCCATTAGCTACATTACCTGCACCAAGTTTTATAGCAAAAAAACCACCTACTTCATCAGATATTGCTGAACCAGGAACGGTATGGATTTATGTACAACCAGGTCAACAACCACAAATCTATATATTTACTACTGATGGATGGATTCAACTTGCTCTTGATGGTGGAAGTGGTTTCTTCGATGAATTAATTGTTAATGGTCCTACAATCTTAAATGGTGATCTTACAATTCCTGTATTTACGACAACTGGTGCATTAGTCAGTGATGCTGATGGTGTTATTACCAATGCAGATGCTTCAACAGCTGGTTTTATTTTAACTAGTAATGGACCAACTTTACCTGCAAGTTTCCAACCAGCAGGTGGCGGTGGCGGTGGAATGATCTGGTACAATGTTACCGGAACAACACAAGCTCTTACAATTAGTAATGGCTACATTGCTAACAATGCTGGTTTAGTAACGATGACATTGCCAGCAACTGCAGCTATAGGAAGTGTTATTGGTATTGCAGGTGCTGGATTGGGTGGTTGGAGAGTTGCTCAAAATGCAGGACAAACAATTTTTTATGGTGATCTTACCACAACTGCTGGTGTTACAGGATCACTTTCTTCAAGTTTACAACGTGATAATGCTTCATTGATTTGTACAGCAACCGATACAGATTGGACTGTTTTATATGGAAATATTGGAAATCTCACTGTTATTTAATTAAAAGGATTCGTTATGGCTATAAATAATAGCATGAACAATACCAGTTATGGTATTACAGTCTTAGGTACAGCTAATATTAACGCTGCTGCAGTAGATCGTGCAACCACTATTGGTAACTCGACTGGTGCTTCACCATTAGTTCTTATTGGGGGTACAAGTGGTATTTCTCTTACTTCAACATCAACTGGTGATATTACACTTAACTCTTCAGATACGCTTCTTTTAGATGCTGCTGGTGTTTTAGAGCTTAATTCATCTGCAGGTGTTATCTCTATTGGTAATGATGCAGTTGCTCAAAATATCAATATCGGTACTGGTGCTGCGGCTCGTGTTATCACTATTGGTAATGCTACTGGTGCTTCAGGACTTGTATTAACAGCTGGATCTGCTGGTATTACTTTATCTGGATTTGTTGAAGGTGCAGTTATTACTGATGCAGCTGGTGTTGTATCTTCTGTAACTGGTACTGCTGGATATGTCTTGACCGCTAATGCGTCAGGTACAGCTCCTTCATTCCAAGCCCCTGCATCTGGCGGAATATTATGGACCGATGTTACAGGGACTTCACAAGCTGCAGCAGTTGATAAGGGTTATACAGCAAATAATGCTGGTTTAGTAACCATTACTTTACCTGCTACTGCTGCATATGGTTCTATTATTGAAGTTGCAGGACAAGGTGCTGGCGGTTGGTTAATTGCTCAAAACGCTGGTCAATTGATTCATTTTGGATCTGCAGTATCAACAACTGGTGTAACTGGTTCTATAGCATCAACACTACAATTTGATACAATTCGTCTTGTTTGTGCAGTTGCAGATACTGAATTTACTGTATTGAGCTCTGTAGGTAACTTAGACGTTTTATAGAGTAAAATAAAAGGATTATGATGAAACATATACTATTAGATGTAAATGGTAAAACGCATGCAACTATTATTGGATGTCCTTTCAAATATACAATTCCAAGGAACATGGCAGTTATAGAAGACAACCCAGTTATGGGTAAACTTGCTGTTGACCATTTTAAACATACTAATCCTAAATGTCATGATGACGTTCAGGCTCATGCTACAGATTTTGCTGTAATACGAGATGGAATTGTTGAGTCAGTAATCGTGTGGGGTGGGGCCGAATGGTGCCCCCCACAAGGTACGACTCTTATTCCTATTGATAAATGGATGGGTACTGGAGATAATTTTAATCATGATACATTATCTTTTTCTATGCATAATGATAGAAAAGGAATGAGTGATAAAAACAAAACAGTAAAACAATTACAATCTGATGCAGATGCGATACTTTCTATAAAAGGAGAGTAATATGGCTATTAATAATAGCGTTAATGGTACTTCTAAAACGACTATATTTACTTCATCTGGTACATGGACAAAAGATAGTAGAACTAACTGGGTCGTTATGTATATTTTCTCTGGCGGTGGTGGCGGTGGATCTGGCAGACAGGGAACTTCTGCAGCTTCTGGAGGAGCTACCGGTGGTTGTAGATCATATATGTTATATTACCAATTCTTTTCTGAAGCTTTTAGTTCGTCTGAAACAGTGACTGTTGGTGGAACTTGTGCTGGTGGAGCATCTCAAGCTACAGCCGCAACTAATGGAAATGCAAGTGCTGTCATAAATCAATCTTCTATTGGCAATATTGGAGTACTATTTGGTGGAGCAGGTACATCAGCTGGTGGTAATACTGGTACTTCTGGTAATGCATCTGCTGGACAAGCTGTCTCTATGTATGGTACTGACAACGGAGGTTCTCCTGGACAAGGAACTATTACAACAGGTAATAATGCTCCAAATTTTACCGTATTTTTTGCTGGTGCTGGATCGGGTGGTGGCGGTGGTGGTGCTAACTCTGGAACCCCACGACAAGGTGGTTCTGGTAGTTCATTTACTGATTTGTCTGGATCTACTTTATTTTCTGGTGGAACTGGTGGCATCAGTGGAGGAACCATTAATGGTGGTAATGGAGTAAATGCATCTTATCCTGCTGGTTTCATTTATGCAGGAACAGGTGGCGGTGGTGGTGGTGGCCAATCTACCGTTGGTGGTGCTATTGCAGGAACTGGTGGTAATGGTGGAACGCCGAGCGGCGGAGGTGGTGGTGGTGGTGGTTCTATAACAGGAACTTCTAGTGGTGCGGGTGGAACAGGTGCTCGTGGAGAAGTATGGATTATAGAATTTTTTTAGGATATACATGGCAATAAATAATAGTATTAATAAAAATAGTCTTATTACAAAATTTACATCTTCTTCTACCTGGAATGTAAACAAAAGATCTAAAATGATTACTGTTGTAATGTGGGGTGCAGGCGCTGGCGGTGGAAGTGGAAGATTTGGATCAACTGGTGCAGCTGGTGGTGGTGGTGGTGGCGCAGGTGGCGTTGCTCGATACGTTACGGTACCTGCATCTTTTTTTTCATCTTCTGAATCGATTACTATTGCATCTGGAGCTACTGGAGGAACTACCGTAACGACAACTGCTAATGGAAACAATGGATCTGTAGCATCAGCAACTTCTGTAGGAACTCTATTAACCTGTTTAGGTAATAGTTTATCTGCTGGAGGAGGTGGAACAACAACGACAACAACAGCATCTACTGGATATCAGTTTTATAATGCATTAATAAGTACCATTACGACAACTGGAGCAGCGGGTAGTAATGCAGCTCCTTCAAATGTTACTAACAATAATTGTTATATTGGTGCATGGGGTGGAGGATCAGGCTCTGGAGGAAATTCAACAACTCCTCAACAAGCTTCTAATGGAGTATCAATTAGAGATTCTTTTAATACGACAACATTAATCGCTGGTGGAACAGGTGGTATTAGTGGAGGAACTATTGATGGTAGTAATGGAAACAATATTTCTTATCCATTAGGTGGTATGGTCAGTGGTGGAACAGGTGGTGGTGGAGGTGGTGGTAGATCTACGGTTGGTGGTGCTATTGCAGGCAATGGTGGAACAGGTGGCATACCAGGAGCAGGTGGTGGCGGTGGCGGTGGTACTTATTCAGGAGCTAATAGTGGAACTGGGGGATCGGGAGCTCGGGGAGAGATTTGGGTTATAGAATTTTTTTAGGATACATATGGCAATTCAAAATAATATAAATACAAGTTCTAAAATCACAAAATTTACATCATCAGGTACGTTTACTATAAATGGTGCAACAAAAGCTATTACTATTATTGGTTGTTCAAGTGGTGGGGGCGGTGGAAGCGGTAGAAGAGGTGGAACTGGTTCAGCTGGTGGTGGTCAAGGTGGTAATTATGGATCATTTATATTCTATGATAGAACTCCAGTGTTTGTATTTAGTTCACCTATATCAGTAACTATTGGTGGAACAGCAGCAGGTGGATCAGCTAGAACTACAGATAATACTGATGGAAATGCTGGAACTGCAAGTAATATTAGTTCATTTGGATTATTGATTCCTACTTCATCAACTGCAGCAAAAGGTGGAGTAAGTGGTACAACAACTAATGGAACTGCTTTTACACCTCTTACCATAAGAATTGCATCTGGTGACAATATTGTAAATTCTGGAACAGTTACAACAGGTGTAAATGGTAATCAAGTAGGATATTGTTTTACTGGTACAGCTGGAGGTGGTGGATCAGGAGCTAATGGTTCAACTCCACAACAAGCAGGTAATGGTGGCATTAGAAATTTAAGCGTTTATGGAACTGCACAGACAGCAGTTGGTTCTAATTTTACTAATGGTGCTGCAGGTGGTATTAGTAGTGGAACTATTAATGGATCTAATGGTTCAGATTATGCTGCAGTAAGTGATGGATGTTTTGTAGGTGGAACTGGCGGTGGTGGTGGTGGTGGCCAATCTACCGTTGGTGGTGCTGTCGCAGGAACTGGTGGTAATGGTGGAATTTGTGGTGCTGGTGGAGGTGGTGGTGGTGGTTCTATCAACGCTACTAATTCAGGTGCTGGTGGAAGTGGTTCACGTGGTGAATTATGGGTTATAGAATATTTTTAGACAATTAAGGTATTATACTATGTTAGAAATTATAGCAATCACAGTAAGTATAATAGCTGGGATAGGTACTTTAGGACATACAGGCTATAAAATATATAAAACATATAAACAAAAAGAAATTCCAACAGTTGTTATTAATGAAGATCATCATATATCGATTGTAGATGAACTTATTATTGACGCATTAAAAAATAAAAAAAATAAAGATGATGATATTGAAGTAAAAATCAATATTCATACACATGATACAACTAAGAAAATACACGATCATAAAGATTAAATTATAAAGGATGAGAGATGACACCATTAATTAAATTTGTTGTTATAACAGGTAGTTTTTTAGCGGTTGGAGCGATAAAATTTTTTTATCCTGATTATAAAGATGATAATGTCGTTGAAGAATTAGTAGAAAATGTTATTGAAAATCAGACTGGATTTGATCTAGATTTAACACCACTTTCTCCTGAAGATAACCAGGATATTAATAAATAGACGTAATGTTTTGTAAAATTTGATTACGATACCACATTGTGATAGAAATAGTATCTATCATTATTAAGAAAGGATGGTGTACTATTTTATTTCCGCAGTTTTCGCCTACATATTATGACGAACAACATCGAGATGTTCTTGGCCGTATGGAAGTATCATATAGCGAAAGTATTACACTCAACCAATCTTATTGGAATGAAGCTAATATTGACACTCGCTTTGAAGCAGGTGATCAAAATTTATATAATCAAATGTATGGAAATTTAAACTTTGGTAGTAGAAGACAGTTCAATTTTAACAGAATAAGACCTGTTATTAATATGATATCTGGACAACAAAGAAAAAGTAGAAAATCTATCATCGCAGTTCCTATAGAAAATGCTGATAATAAAACAGCTGATCAGTTCACTAAAGTAATTATGTGGGCTGTTAAACAAGAATCTATGTTAGAAACTATTTCAGATTCATTTCATGGTGCTTTAGTTACTGGTATGAATCTCTTACAGGTATGGATGGATTATAGATCTGATCCTGTATCTGGTAATATAAAAGTTGATAATTGTGATTATAACAGTTTTATTATTGATCCATATTTTCGTAAAAAAGACCTTAGCGATTGTAACTTTATATGGAAGCGTAACTATCTTACCAAACGAGAATGTATTTCTTTAATGCCTGATAAAGCTGATGAAATCGTTGGTCTTATGGGTAATACAACAGGAAATGGTCGTGATGGTAAGTTTCAATTCCTACCAGAAGCATCAAGTTATGGTATGACCAATCTTTTAACGTATGATGAATTCTATTACAGAGACTATAGAACA